TTTAAATCCACCATTTCGTCTCCGCCTTCAACAGTTGTCATATTCTTTCTAAGACGAACTTCGTTAGGGGTAATAACCTGCATTCTCAAATAAATTTCATCAATACGGCTTTGAGTTTCCTCATCAGTAAGACTTAATTCGTTAAACTTTAATTGCACAACATCTGTCTTTTCTGAAATTAAATAATTCAATTTCTTTTCAAGTCTATCTTGTGAAGGACGGCAAACCTGCTCTTTAAATGTTTTGTCCGCATCTCTAGCAGCAGCAAGGTTAATTCCTTCTGGTATTCCGATTTTGCTAATTGGGACACGGTGAGCCAAAAGAATTTCATCTCTATTAGACTTACGATAGATATTAAATGAAGACTCTTGCTCTCCTGCTTCAATTGGCTCCATCTTAAATTCAGTCTTTGAGTCTGGTGTATCGGCTGGCAGTGGGATATATAGGGATCTGTGATTTTTGCCCTTTAGTCCAACCTGGAAAAATTCAAGAAGTTTTCTTTCTGACTCTGGTGAAAGCTTTGCTCCTTTTACTGTAATTATATATCTTGGGACTGCTTTATTTTCAAAGTAGTCTAAGTTATATCTACCAGCAAATTCGTTTCCTGCCAGCGCTTGCTGTGCTGCAATAATATCTGGTACTCCGTAGTAGTTATTCATTGGAGTGTATTTCTTTAAATGGATAATCTCATTTGGTCTATCTTCTTGACCAGCAATTGGACTTGGAGTTTCAAGATCACCAAAGTTACGGAAGTAAACTGCCTTTCCATAAAGTAGTTGAATAAATCCGTCACGGAATCTACGTACACGCATCGTTTTAGCTGGTATATGGCCTATATAGCCTATATCTCCAGCAGTGGTACGTCCTATCTCTATGTACCCGTTTCCAGTCGCCTCAAGGTCTGTGTAGGCCTTTATAAGGGTCTCTGTAAATGATTCTTCTTCATTGCAATCATCTAGCCATTTGTCTAGCTGAGTTTTAATTCTATCAATTTTTGAACGAGCTCTATCTGCCTGTTTTTGATCAGTTATAGCATCCATTGCATCTTTTGCTTTAGATGTTTCTGTAAACATATATCCAAGACCAACAATATTTGAAACCTTTGCATTGATGGCTGCATAGTTATAAGTAGAGACTTCATAAATTTTTGAAAGGTATTCTAAGTTATATGTTGGCTCTACAAGATCAAATAATGCATATCCGCTAATTGCTTGCTGAAGCAAATTCTGTTGTGTGCCTACGCCAGATGTTCCAACAAATGCTTTTGAAAAATCACGATTAATTTTACGTTTAAAATTTGTTCCAAGGCCTCTTAATTTTTTAATTTCTTCTAGGCCTATTTTAAATGGATCTTCTGACTCTTCTGCTTTTTGAAAATGAAACCAGTCAGATGTATTTGAAATATCTATTGTATTTGATGAATTGTCATCTTCTAAAAATTCTATGTTACGTGTCATTGTACTTTACCGCCTCTTATTACAGAGTCTTTATAGACTCCGATATCGTATGGGTCTGGTGGGAGTCCCCATTTAAGTCGTTGTTCTTGTTCTGCAAGCTCTTCGTCATTAATCTTTCTGCGCCCAGATAAAAATTTGGGTTCACCCTCATAAATACCATATGAGCGAACTTCTCTAGCCAAAGCATCGATTCTGGATCTATTGCCTTTGATTGACGTGATCGAAAGAAAATTCCCATCGTCGTCTCCAATCCATCTACCGTCTGGCATCGCCCAAACATATATGCCTAGGGTTGTCTCTTCGACAATCTTAGTATTTTTCTTTAAGATATCCATAGACCATAATAATACCATTATCTGGTACCAAAGTCCAGGTTTTGTGCAAACAATTGCACTAAATGGTTATATTTGAACCAGCTAATTCAATAGAATAGACTGAGTACGCTAATGAGTCATTGCCAGATGTCGATTCTGATATCGATAGTCCTTCTGACCCAACTGAGTTAGACCAGTTGCCAATATAATAATTATAATGGTTTGTTATTTGGCTTAAAGTTAAGGCTGTTGGATATATGGCAATATTATTATAGCTTGATCCTAGGCCGTACGACGTGCCAGCAACATTTTGATTAATTTTAATTAAGCCAGAAGTAACGCTTGAAAGAACTAAGACTACGTGATGTGGGAACCCTACTGTAAAGTAACTTGAGCAGTTTGTTTGGGAAGTCACATCTTTCCCATTTACGTATACACTTGTAATCCCACTCTTATTTATGGTGCCGTCTGTGAGCCATTCAAATATTTTTGATCCATTTGAAAATAAAACATTTTTGCCCGATCCTGGGGTATATATCATTTCAATAGACCTAGAGGGTGATGCTGCTTCTATATTGAAACCTCCAGATTCATGCATTGATAATCCATTATATCTGCTATATGAAAGTATTCTTTCGTTATACCTAGACAAATCATAGTCTTGGTCTGAGTATATTCTGTCTCCAGAGTTATCTGCATAGTAGTCCATATTATTAAAAAAATCAATTGAAACAGACTCTATTTTTGGACTATCAAATGATGTATCGGATGAGGACATTGTTGCTCTTACATAAACACGTTCATCTGTAGTTAAATTATTTTTTGTAAAATAAGGCAATGATTTATTATTGTAACAAGTTTGCCATCCAGATAATCCGTCTAAACTTATTTCGAATAATATATTTTCAAAGTCTGGTTCATACCTTAGCTGTGAACTGTTTATTCCAATTCCAGATGGAACAATTATCTCTTGTGTAAAATTAAAACTGGCTGGGGATGCGGTGTCAGTTTTAGCAAATGTAACATAGTCATGATCTATAGACAGTATTGCATCTTCATTAATTAGATCTGACCATTTAACTGACGATGGGTAGTAGTACTGTTTTACTGGCATTATTTTTGAATGATTTAGTGTAAATAATGTTCCCCCGTCTGGTTGTACTATCTGTAGGTGATTCAGCTCGTATGAGCCAGCAGTGTAATGATTTTGTATTTTACTTTCAGAAAGAGAATATCTATAGAATGCAACACAATCAATTACAAACGGTTCAGATTCATTAGAAGGACCACTCATAAATGAAACTGCTAGGTTGCTAAAAGGGTACGGCTCGGAAATAGATTTAGTTGATTTACTTACTCCATTAACATATAATATAATTGAAGATCCATTGTATACGGCAGAAATGTAAGAAGCGGATGTTTTTTCTATTTTGGCAACTGCAATCGACGAACCTATTTTAAATAAAACATTTCCATTTTTATAAGTTAAGCCAATTAAATTTGTTGTGTCAAATGCTAAAGGTATTTCATTGGTGGATGTTTGTGGCGGTTTAAACCATAAGTCTATAGAAAATGGATTATTTTTGTATGTTGATGTTGCCATTCCTGGAGTTATGTATATAATCTTTGTATCAGAATTCATCTTTGTTCCAGCTATTGATCCAGGAACCAAGGGCATTAATACTGCATTTGATGAGTTAAACGATACTCCATTATTACTATTTCCAGAATAATCATATATTACCGACCCTCCGAGATTGGCATAAGAAACACCATTATCTCTTAAATCAGCGTATGTAGCATATTGTGTTTTAAGGGCATCATATGAAACTGTGGTGCCAGATATTACTTCATCTAATAAATAAAATGATGTTGGGTGGTCATTTAAGACTACGCTTTTGTATGACATCCCAAACCTACTTTTCTTCTAGTGATTTTACTCTTGCTGTAAGTTCTTGTACCGCTTTAATTAATGGAGAAATAAATTCTTCGTACCTTAATGCTTGTTGTCCTTCTGCATCATTCACATCAGAAATTACCCAGCCGCCGAAGTCAGCAATATTGACTTCATCTAAGACAGACTTTACCTCTTGTGCAATTAATCCGTAATGTGTTCTATCTCCACCAATTTTATTATATTTAACTGGGTTTAATTTATTAATAAAATTTAATCCAAGGTCAGATGTCAATATATTTTCTTTTGTTCTTTCATCTGATATAACAGTTGCTGCTGAGTTTAAATATATGTTTTTCCATCCTCTAGTTACGTTATCTGTTCCAGAGTTAATTGGACCAAGCAAACCTAAAGTAAATGTATTTGTTGATAGTGGATACCAGGCAGAGTTGACTCCAGTTGTAGATGTTGCTGTTGTTTGTAGCGCAATTCTTGTTGCAATTGGATCAATAATAGCATTTGATCCTGCTGCTCCAGTTGCTCCAGTTGCGCCAGTTGCGCCAGTTTCTCCACGAGGAATTGTAAAATTTAAAATAACATTGCTAGATGTTCCAGTATTTGTAACAATAGCGTTTGTTCCTGCTGCACCTGTAGTTACTGGGCTAGCAATAGTAATTGTTGCTGCTGCATCACCTTTTGGACCAGTTGCTCCAGTTGCGCCAGTTGCTCCAGTTTCTCCAGTTGGTAAAACTAAATTTAAAACTTGAGATGGAGATGTGCCAGTAATTGTTGCAGAAGCTAATGCGCCAGATTCAACTGTTCCAATTGTTAAAACATTTGATGGACCAGGGCCACCAATTACTCCATCTTGACCTTTTGGAATATTAAATGTTAAAGATTGTGATGGAGATGTTCCGCTAATAGTTACCGAAGCATTTTGACCAGCATTTATAGTGTTTGTTGCAGCTACAGTTAGAACGTTTGATGGTCCTGTTGCACCTGTTGGTCCAGGATGTGCAGCAATATATTCAGCAATATCATTTCCAAGAATACCAAGATCTCTAGGAACGTCGGGAGAATCCGAGTAACTTGGAAAGTGCCATCCATTAACGCCTGTAGTTGCCATTTTTTAATTATACCATTAAGCCTTTATACACAGAAAGGTGTGAGGTATATCTTTTGCCAGACAAAACTTCATTTACCTTATGAAGATACGGCTCTTGACTTGGAAATATTATTAAGCTGCCCTCTTGTGGCTTTATTGACAAGCCTTGGTTTGGAAACTCTATCTCGCCACCCTCGTAGTCATCATTTAGATAAGCTATCATTGAGAATGCTAGTGTTGTATGTCCGTCATAGTTATCACAATGTGGCCCCATGCCAGAACCTGCTGCCCACTCTCTAATTGGAATTTCTCCCATTGGAAGTATGTATTTTTTTTCGTCAATATTTCTTGACTTTAGATAATTATCAAGACACATTTCAAATGCCATTTTTAAACTATTGCTTATGTAAAGAATTTTTTGATCTAGTCTGGAACCAGAATTATTTTCTTTTATGCTATTAGTTAAAACATTTTTATTTTTTCCGTATACAACATTGGCATCATCACTTGCTGTCCATGGGCTCCACTGTGTTATTTTTGAATAACTCTCTTGG